AAGAACTGCGTTCTATATCTTCATCATCTATAAAGTCTGTTTCTAATGGAGATGCTTCAGGCTCAGGCTGATTGTATTGATTTAAAAAGTTTTCTTTTTCTACAAGGTAATTATCATCAGTTACATAATCAGGTAACTCATGTATTAAACCATCATCTGTTTGAACATACTTAGGCACTTATATTCTCTATAACATCATTAAAATCTTGTACAGAACTTTGAATGACACCGCCTGTTTGTTTTGTTTGTGGATTTATTTGTTGACTTGCTCTGTATTGTCGAATTAATTCAAGTTTTTTATCTCTTGCTTGTTTTGCAACTTTAGCTTGAGCTTCTTCTGCACTTAAACCTTGTCCTATATAAGCAATTACTGCCATAGTATCTATATCATCTTCAGTTAAAATATCTGCTATATCTGAAGCCATGCCTCTTTGCACAGTTGGTTGCAAGTCTTTAGCTAAATTTACTAATTTAACAGCATCTATTTTATCTGAATATATTGGATTACCCTTATCATCAACACCTATTGGATCACCATAAACACCTAATGCTTGAGGATTACCAAATACACCAGATTTTATTTCTTCAGCTACTTGACCTATAGGACTTGTTTTATCTGCAAGACTTTTCATGTATTCTCTTGATGCAGCTTTATCTTCTGCTTTTATTTTTAACTCAGTAGCTTTGGCTAAATCATCTCGTTCTGCTTTATCAAATCCAGCTTGAGCTACAAGACCATCTATTTGTTCTTTAGCTAATTTGTCTTCTTGTTTTGTTAATTGCATTTCAGATTTACTAATGCCATCTATTAAGTTATTAAGATTTGCACCTATTTGTTGTGGTGTAGCAGAAGTTCCTACAGCTATACCTGCTTGTAATAAGTTAAGACCACCTGCTAGTTTTCTTTGTTTATCTAATTTTTCAGGCATTAACTTTGCTCTTGACTTGTAATATTCTTCTAGTGCTTTTTGAACTTCACTTTTTTCTCTAAAGTATCCTGACTCATCTTCTTCTGTTTCAGGATCATCTTCTCTAAATGTAAAACCAAACATGCCATACGGATCAAATGGTACAGTTGTTCCTGCTTGCATCCTTACAGGTTCTTGTGGAATAGGTGGCATAGCATTATTTGGGGATTGCTGTGTTGAATTTACTAAATCCGCTATGCCACCGGAGGGAACATTTGATTGCATGGACATAAGCATTTCTTCACGCATGGTTGGTCGTGGTGGTGTTTTTTCATTTGCTGCCATGCGACCTTCATAATCTGTACGCATTTTTGCTCTGCGACTAATCTCTGACATAACCAAATACTGTGGAAACATTCCACTTGGATTAGACATTTCTTGTTGCAATCTATTGTCAGGAACTGATTTTAAATTATCTTCTACTTGTATTATGTTCATCTATTAACCCGTTAATATTTAACCACTACCTAGAGCTTTATATAAGCCTAGTCCACCTAGTCCAAGTCCTAACAACTGTTGAGTTGTGCTAGGTCTTGGTTGATATTGAGAAACTTGTGTGCCCGGAGTTACAGGTAGTCCTTGTAATATTTGACTGTAAAATCCAAGTTGTTGTCTTGGGAAAGCTACTTGGTTTAAGAAATCTTGATAACCCATATCAAGTCCAGCTTGTCTAAAGTTTCTTCCAATTTCTTGTGCTTCTTGTGCTGCCCTTAATCTATCAAAAGCTAATTGCTGTTGCATTGGTGCTTGTTTTGCTAACAACTCTGCTGACTGTAATCTTCTTATATTATCAGCTTGTTGTGCTTTTAATCTGGCTGCTCTATCTCTTTCAAATTGTTGTTGAGCTTGAGCAAAAGCATCTCGTTGACCTCTAGCTTCTATGTCAGACATTTGTTGTCCTAAATTTCTTTGTCTTTCTGCTTGTAATATGCCTTCCCTATAACCACCTAGACCACCTGATTGTGCTGCTCTTGATTCTATTTGTTGTCCTGTAATATCTGATGCTCTTTGTGCTTCTCTTTTTTCTATATCTGTTACAAGTCTTTGAAATGGGTTCATATACATTTCTGCTATACCTGTATTAAAAACACCAGCATCTGTAGGAGTTCCTGTGCCAACCTCTCTAGCTATTTGTGATGCTTCTCTACCTTCCATTGGTCCACTAGATAAACCTATAGCAGTTTGCCTACCTAAAACTCTTTGTGCTGCTGGACTAAGTTCAGCTAATCTTTGACCTGTATAAGTTCTATAAGGTTGCAAAGACTCTGCTTCACTTCTTTGCAATAATCTAGTGAAGTATGGCTCTGCATACTCAGGTAAATTAGTTTGTGTTACTGTTGATTCTGTTGTTTGTGGACCACCGCCACCGCCACCTTTACTCATTATTAAACCTCTTTTCAAATACTGTGTAAGCCTTATCCCATCCAGACTTACCTAACCATTTCCAAAAACCAAATCTAGCAGTACATTCAATGCCATCACATTTATTATCTACAGCCCATGCTTCTGCTTTCTTTAAAAAACTCCAAGCCCAATCTTCTAAATCAGTACCACCTAAATATTGTATTGCTAATCTTTTACTATTAGGATAATGCACAAATTCAGTTGTTGCTACGCCCATTATTTTATTATTTTCTTCTTTAAAAATAACCCATAACTCTTGTCTTTGTTGAATACAAGCTACTTTAAGTGCATCTAAACTCCATCTACCATTAGATCGTTCAACTGCTTTATCTAAAAAAGGCACTACATCTTTCCATAATGTGTGCACATAATTTCCGGGAACTAAAGTTACAATATAATCTTTTGCAGGTTTGTAATTAACCTTATTTATATCTTCTTTAATTTTTAAAACTGCAACATTTTCTTTTGTCATATCGGTAATACTTTTCCTTTATTTAATTCTTTAGGTTGTTGAGTTGTATTAGTTCTTTCTTGTCTAACTCTATCTAACATACCATCAAGTTCTTTTGCTCCAGCATCAGATGAACCATCACCTAATCCTGACACTACATCAGCAGGAATAATATACTCTCCGGGTGATACAGCTACAGGTTGTTGTGTGCCAATCATTCCCATAACTTGATCATCCATACCACCACCCATGCCTTCTATCATTCCTTGTGTTTGCATAGAACCCATTGGATTTAAAACTTGTTCTCTAATTTGCATAAATATTTCATTACCATATTTATCTATAAACATAGCTATAACTTCTGTGTTGTTAGGTATTTGACCAAGTATTGCTTTTTGCACCATATCTAAATCTTCAGGCATTACAGTTGCACCACCTGCTTGCATATCTACTTCATAACCCATTGATCTAACAACACTAGGTTTTTCTTCAGCTAATTTTTGTAAGCCTTTAGCATCTTCAGGTATTGTTTTACCTTCTTCCATTTCGTGTATAGCCATGCCTCTAGTTACATCTTCTAATTTTCTACCACTAGCTTTAGCTATTTTTTGATTATTTTCTATATCTCTTAAAAAATCATCAGTTGCTAAATTTAAATTTGTTTTTTGATCAGGTGATCCACCACCACCACCACCTCTTATATTAAGGTTCATATTGCTAGGTGTAAAAGGAGTAACACTTGGCATCATAGGCATGTTAGGTATATTAAAATCCATAGGATTTGTTGGTATAAAAGGATCAAAATCTATAGGATTTGTAGGCATAACAGGATCAAAATCTATAGGATTTGTAGGCATCATAGGAGCAAAATCTATAGGATTTGTAGGTATATAAGGTTCAAAATTTATTGGACTTGTAGGAATTTCAGGAACATAAGGTGTAAAGTCTATCGGACTTGTAGGTAAATCAGGTATGTTTGGAACAAATGGAGCTACATCAATATCTGGATTTATAGGATTAGTCATTAAATAATCATTAATATCAAAATCTGGTTGATTAATACTACCCATAATTTCATTAAAAGTTTCTCCACCACCGCCTAAATTTATATCTATATTTGTACCGCCTTTACCGCCAACAGAGGGAAAAGAACTATAAGGCGGAATAAATGATGCAGGTCTATTACTATAAGGAAAATAATTAAACTCAGCATCAATGCCCGGTCTGTAATATGAAGGCGGTTTAAATTGTCCTGTTCTTTCATACTCACCTGTTATCATATTTTCTCTTGCAACTTCTCTACCTCTTGGAGCTATATCACTAGAAGGTCTAAATTGTGGTGGTGGTGTGTATGCAAAATCTTGTGCACCACTTATAGCTGATTCAAAACTAGTATCTGTTGGTAGCATTGGCATAGGGTTTGGATTAACGATAGGCATTGGCATAGTTACTCCTGCTGGTGCATAAGGCATTTGATTTGGTAATGTTATTGGATTACCTTGAGTTGGTGCTGTTGGAAAAACAGGAGCTACATTTGGATTACCAAAAATTTCACCACCCTCTTGCATTGCAACAACTCCACCTTCTTTTCCATAATAAGGACTACCAAAAGGTATTTGTTCTGGATTCATAGCATATAGTCTTCTTTTTCTTTCTTCTGCATCTTGTTCAAACTTACGCATATCTTCTTCAAATTGTTCTTGTGCTTCCATAACACCTCTTTGTCCTTCGCCTATAGCTATAGGAACATAAGATGCTGGTTGTGCTAAAGCAGATAAAGTATCTCCACTAAATAAATTTTCACCTATAGCTGATAGTCTATTACCAGCACCAGACATACCTTGAGTATTTGCTAAAACATCTGCTGGTGTAGTTAATCCAGATGCTATAGCTTCTTTAACTCCTTCTGCTGGTAAACCTGAACGAAATGCTGCCATTGTTCCTTCGGCTGCTGTTTGACCTGCTTGATCTGCTAATGCTTGAGTTATTACAGGATTAGTTGCTGCTGCTCCTGTTCCTTCTGCTGCTGCTTCTATAAATTCTGTTGTAGCTTGATCAACTGCACCTTTAGTTCCTGCACCTACTTGACCTAAAACATTACCAATACCAAATCCTGTAATACCTGCCATGATTCCTTTTTTAAGATCACCTTCTGCTATAGCTGTGGCTAATCCTGAACCTACAGCACCTGCTACTGCTGGACTCATTATTCCTGAAAACAAAGCAGTACCTGCTGCACTACCTAGTAAGGGTGCAAGAAAAGGTAGAAACATTTCAGGCTGTCCTGTTTGTGGATTTACAGTCATTGGCATAGTGTTAGCTAAACCCTGCACTTCTATAGGGTTCATGTGTACTAACATGCTATCGCCAAAACGACCAGCGTTTGCTACTTGATTTGCTTCATTTTTAAGATTTTTCATTTATCTTTCCTCTAAGGTTTCACAACCAAATACATTAAAACTCATATCTACTGCACTTGTGTAAACTTTTAAAACATCTGTTTGATTAAGTGTTATGCCAATAACAATAGCAAATGAATCATTAGCTGCCACAGATTTATCATAAAATAAAAATTGTTTATCGTCTGCTCCTGCACCTGCTACATGAACACTTAATCTAAATGTTATTGCTGAACCTGTTCTATTAGCTGCAACTATAGAACTTATTGTTGTTTGTGTTTTATCAGGAACTGTATAGAGCACAGTAGTTGTAGTAGCTGCTGGGTCTAATTGTCCTAATACTTTTAAACTATCAGCCATGTTTTACACCCATTAATAAAAATTGATGTCTGCGTATGGCTTTACTAACAACTGATTGTTGCATAGTTTTTAAAGTTCCTATTTCAGAATTAATATCTTGAAATGCTTGTTCAATAGTTCTTCTAGTTATTGCTTCATTGTTTTCGTCATATTCTAAACTAGCTATAGGTAAAGGTATATTTGATTTTTCTGCCATTATCTTTTGCCATCCTGTCTAAGTTCTAATCTTAAATCACCTAATCGCCAACTAAAATTATCTGCTGTATTTTCTATCCTAATAGCACTTTGTCTGCTTCTTGCTCTAGTATTTGTAAATGTAGAGTTAGGAGTAACAGCAACTGTTTGTAATGTAGATAAACTTTCTAATGGATAGTTTCTGCCTTTAATTACAAAATTAACTGTGTTACCTGTATCATCTGATCCTCTGTATTCAAGGTCTGGTATTAGTTTAGATATAAACATAAACTTTTCACCATCAGGGTCTAAATCAAAATCTGCTGATTCTATAAATGCTGTAAATGATAATCCATCAGCACTATGTCCTATTTCATGGTTATATAAATAATTAATATCAGTGGTATCTAATTTACCAGCAGCTATAGGGTTATTTAATATGTATGCTGGATTCCATGCTGTTCTAGTAAATCCATCATTGGTTGTTCCTATTGACCAAGATTTTTCTAAATAATTATATGTAACATATCTGTTTACTTCTTCAGAATCAGCACTAGGATAAAACCATATAATTTCATTATGTTGTGGTATTGGTGCTGCAAATACTTTAAATGCTTGATCTAAATTAAAATCACTAAATACATGATCTAATACAGTACAGGGCAATCTTTGTGCAGAACCTGAGTATTGATAAAACGCACCATTATCCATAAAGAAAACTGTATTACCACCTGTTGCTACAGCATTAGGAGATATTAAAGACATGCCTGTTGCTACTTCATTAAAACTAAAAATAAATGGAGCACCAACAAAACGCATAGATACAATACCTGCATCTGTCCAAATAAGTATTTCTTGTCTAGTTTGTAAAGCACCTATAATTGTAGAGCCTGTAGAAAGTTGCACACCACCTGCTGAGTTAGTTGCTGTGGGTGTCCAATCAACTGCATTTTCTGCATCTGAAAAACGAACTAACAATGGATCAAGAGTTGATGATCCTATAGCATTACATCCAAAAGCTATAACATGACGATCTACATCTGACATCATAATTTGTAAAGCTGCTACTGGAGTATCACTTGCACCTGCTCTACTGCTTGCTGCTACTGCTCTAGTAGAAACACCTGATGATTCATCCCAATAATATAAAGCACCATTTCTTGCTAAACATAATCCATCATCACCAAAATTATCTAATGACCATAACCTTAATTGATTTGTATTTGAAAGTGCTGTAGCTGATCCCCAAGTGCTTGCACTCCATGTTCCCACACCCCATCCAGTAGAAGAAACATAAGTATCTAATCCTACATTTATTTGATATGCACCAACAACAGAACTACCACCATTACCAGTATCAGAAGAATTAGCAGTTACTGTAGAACCACTAGTATTTTTTGCTTCTACAGTATAAGAATTATCATTTACTATTGTTGCTATTTCATATTCTTGGTTTAACACCGAAGCAATTATATTACCGCCTAAACTAGATGCACCACTAAAAGTAACAAAGTCTCCTTGTACTGCACCATGTCCTGTATCAGCAACTGTTAATGTTGCATCTCCATTAGATGCTGAAAAAGTTACATCTCCTGAACCTGTTGTAGATCGTATTGGAGTTATGTCATTAAATACATTACCTTGTTGTACATAAAGTTTTTTATGTGTGCCAATTAAATTATATTGAATTTGATCTGCATCTTTATAGACATGAATTTTTCTGGCTGTTCCAATAAAAGAATTACCAGAATTTTTTTGCCAACCACCTATTCTTTCAGGTCTGCCTTTTCTAAATCTTATTTTGTCTGCATCAAACCAACCACCCTCATTAGAATAGTTTGTTCCTTCTTTATTAATTCCGGGTTGAAATTTAAATTTAGCAAAAGGCATACTATATCTCTGTCCAGTCTTTACCTTGAAATAAAAGTGCCTCAGCTTCTCTGCGTCTTACTAAACCTTCTAACACTTTACCACCTGCTTTATTCCAACGCTTTATTTGATTAGGAGTTTCATCCCAATCTTTTTCATTAATTTTTTTTAACATTGTACTGTTATTAAGATTAGTAGGACCTAAGTTATATGTCCATGCTACCAAAGCATCAAATTGATTTTGTTCTAAATCAACTTTAACTGCATCATTTACATATCCACTATACTCATGTAGTTCTTCTTCAAGCCAAGCATCAGCTTGTTCTTGTGTACAAGTATCACCAGCTTTAACTCCTTTAGTTCTGCCATAAGCAATAGTTAAAACATTAACAGCATCGTAATATGCTTCTAATTTACAACCTTCAAATTTTTTAATTAATGATATACCTTCATTTGATATTTGCATTTTAGTCCCCTTTGTTTGAGTTAGATGCTCCAAAATAGAATGAAATAACCGCACTTGCTAATCCTCCTAAATATCCAAGAACTAAATTTATTAGTGCTTCACTATTTTGTTCTGGTGGTTGTAAAGTTACTAAAAATATATATCCTAAAAATCCGCCTACAGTAGCAATACCCATAATTCTAGCTGTCCAATCTTTGCTAAATTTACCTCTAGCATCTTTTTTATCTTCAGCTTCTAACTTAAATACATCCACATCTAATTCTTTCATGCGAATTTCAAAATCTTTTTCTGCTTGTTTTAACTGTAATAGTTGTTCAGGACTAGCATTATTAATAGCAGATTCAATAGATTTTGCATCTGCTTTACAACCTAATGTTTCGCAAATAATTTTAGTAGCCATGCCTCCTAGTGGTCCGCCAACAGCAGAACCTAAACTTGGTGCTATTGATCCAACTACATTTTTTAACATTCCTTTTAGCATAAGTTCTCCTAACTAAAATCTCCCATACATTCTGTCCATTCTTCTGTGTTTAAAACATCTTTACAAAGTTCATATTGACTACGCCATTGTGCAGGATCATAAGAATCATTCCATTCTTTTGTTTTCATAGACATTGAACAGCTTGTGATAATAATAGTGCTTAATATATATTTCATTAGCCGTTTAATGGATTATCATCTTTGTCTTCTAATTTACTTAAATCTTTTTCTAAACTTTGTAAATCAGCTTTAATAGTAGCTATGTCTGTTTTTATTTCTGTAATATCAGGAACTTGAATATTATCTATTTCTTTTTCTAAAAACTGAACAGATGTTTCTATTGATGCAAAGCGTTCTTCTATAATTTTTTGGGCATCTTCAGTATCCGATATACCACCAACAGCAGATTCAAGATTTTCTAATCTATTAACATACTCTGCTCCTTGATAACCAAAGCCAGCAAGAGTTCCTACTATGCCAACAAGTGCAATTAATTGTGTAGTTTTATTTTCAAACCAATCCATTATTATCTCCACATATTAGGTTGATTATTTATCATTTGATCTAATCCTTTTAAATTATCATTTACCAGTCCATAAAAAGCACCAGTATTATCGTCAAGTGTAGCAGAAGTGTATATATCAGAGCTACTGTACCAATCTTGAGCATCGGGAACTGTTACTTGTGTATAGTTATTAAAACTAGGTACATAACCAATAAGTGCAATTAATTTAGACTCATCAGCATATTCGCCAGTTTCTTGTTGTTGTTGTTCTATTTCTTCTTGTTGTGCTTCAATGTTTGCAGCAATAATTTGATCAGCTATTTGATCTGCTTCTGATGATGTCATTACACCTGACATGGCAGTATCTATTTCACCTTGCACACTTTGAACTTGTACATCTGCTATTGCTATAGATGTTGAATTATCAAATGTTGGCAATGGTGTAATAGACATAGTAGCACCACCAACATTATCATTAGACATAGACAATACTTGATTGCTTTGTTGTGTAGCACTTGCAAATTGATCTGATGCACTAGGACTGCTAGAAGTGCTAATACCACCGCTAGATGCTATCGTGCTTCCTGTGGCTACATTATTACTAGAAGTATTATTAGATGAATTATTTGTTTGAGAGCCACCAGAGACTTGTGAGTAGCTATTAGCTGCTGTTTGTACTCCTGCTCTAACTACATTAAGTGCTGTAACCATTAATTTATTTTTACCTGTAGGTTTATCAGATTCTACTGCTGCAAATTCTTTTTCTACTTCTTCTAATAATTCTTCTCTATTTTCTTCTTCTCTTTCAGCTAACCTTTCTTCTTCCATTGCTACCTGCATTTCTTCTATTTCTTCAAAGACTTCTTCAACTGCTTCTTCTTCAAATATTTCTTCTATAAATTCTTCTTCAGGTTCATCTAAGTCTGCTAGTCTTTCCTCAAGACTTTCTTCAAAATGTTCGTTGGTTTCTTCTTCAAACCACTCATCAAGTTCTTCTATAGAATTAAACTCAATAAATGTGTTTGGTTCTAAATAATCTTCTACTAAAAATGTTTCTTGAAATACAAACTCATCTATTAATAATTCTTCTTCATGCGGTAAATCATTATGAGGTCTTAAAAAATCTTCAAATGGTAGTGGTTCAGGATCAAAAAATATTATTAATTCATCTTCAAATGGTTCAATAAAAAAATCATCTTGTGTATTAAAATCATCAAAAGGTATAAAAACATCTTCTTCAAATGTTTCTATTATTATAAATTGTTCTTCAAAATCATTATGATGAAAATCATCTTGGAATATACCAGTAGCAAATTGTTCTTGTTCATCTGCAAAACCATAATCAACATTACTATCATCAAAAAAAGCTACTGATTCTTCTTGCCTATAACCTGCACAAAAAGGTGCATACTGTGGGTCATCATCACATTGTTGATCATCATATGCTTCCCAATAATTAGGACATGACTGACTATAAAGCTGAGTGATATTACATTGTTGTGTTAAGAAAGCATCAGCATAACCACTACAACTGCTATCATTTAATGGATTGCTACAATCTATTCCATTGCCACCGCCTGAACCATATAATGATCCACCATTTTCAAGTGTTGTATTAATAGCTGTATTATTCCAATTAGTATTTACGCAAGTAGATGAATTGGTTGTTCCAGTATTACATTCATCATGGTAATAGTAGGTATATGAATTGGTTTTATTAGAACCAATCTCACCAATCAGAACATCATGGTTAATAATATTTAATTCTCTGTAACGAATATCAAATGAATTATTGTTCCAAAGTATTACTTCAAAACTATTATCTGTATTACTACGATTGTATTCCCTAAGACGATACCATCCAAAAATCATTTTTGAACTATCACCCCATGATTTCATGCGTGAATTGTTATCTCTTATTAAGTCTGTCCAAAAAGGATATATGGTATAGGTATGCTGTCCATTAATAGGGTCAGGAGTATAGTCATTACAATAGCTACCACTATTACCAAAATGGAGACATCCATTCGTTGCCATTCTTGCTTGGCTAAATGTAGTGCCATAAAAAGTAAAATTAAAAGAAAGATCAATCGCAGGACTAATTCCATCATCAACTACCTCATATGCTAACTCCCCTTGAAAATTATTTGCATTATCATGTAAATCAAATAAAGGTTGATTAGCTTCATATGTATATTGACCATATACATTTAAAGATAAAAAACTAATTATTGTGTAGCATAAAATTCTTTTTTGCATTGTTTATCAGTTTTAGTTTTTCTTGTATATGTTTTTTTAACCAACCCAACAACATCTTTATTAATGCTTGCTCTCTTAGGATTAGCTTCTTTTGTACATTGTTTAATAAATTCTTTTTCTTGATTTTTTGCATCAGGTCTTTTTGATTTATTTTTATCCCATTCTGCTGATGCTTCTTTTCCAATCTTGCCTTGATATGGACAAGGCGTTCCTGCCATTTCCATAGCTAAAAATACTCTTTTATCTTGGCACAACAAAGCAACTGATGCGACTTTCATGCCCATATCATAAAGATATTTAGATAGTTTTAACCTTTCACAATTTTGATCAACAATAGTTTTACCACCTGATAAACCAAATACTTGTCCTTGAAAAGCACCTGATACACCAGTAGTACATAAGTCTTGTGAATAAGACATTATAGATGGAGCAATAGCAGATGCAGGTGGTGCTTCTGATTTTATATTTTGATTAATAGTTTGTTCTGATTTTGATTCGTTAATATTTCTATTTGTATTGTCTGATGTTGTATTGTTATTATTTTGATTAACATTATTCGTAGTAACATTAGATTCTGATTCAGATTTATTAATATTTGTATTTGTATTTGTATTATTAGAAGTAGAATTATTTGTATTATTTACATTTTGATTTACTGTAGAATTTACAGTTGATGTTGATGTAGAAGTATTTACATTTGTATTCGTGTTATTAGATGTAGATGTAGCCGTAGAAGTATTTACATTTACATTATTATTCGTATTAACATTTGTATTGTTGTTCGTATTTGTGGCTGTGCTTGTAGTCGTATTTGTATTTACATTCGTATTTGAATTTGTGTTTGTATTCGTTGCGGTTGATGTATTAGTGTTAGTATTTGTATTTGTATTAGTATTTGTTGTAGTTGTAGTATTGACTGTATCAAGACTATTATTTTCACAATACTGTGTGCCATTAACACAAGCTGTACCTGATTGCTGACTAGACTGAGCATTTGCTTGTATAGAAAAACCTGCAACTAATGTTATGCAAAACATCAATGCTGCCCAAACAATTATATTATCGTGTTTTCTTTGATCGTCATCATTCATTGACCACATACACTCCTAGTTTAATTAATTTTTTTCTATTGCTTAAATGTTCTGTTTCAACATCTTGTTTACTTTGACCATAATATTTAACTGCTAAATATCTTTTAACCATTAACTCGTTAATATTTATATCATCTACAATAACTTCTCCTAAAACACGACCATACTTTCCTTTAGAATCTTTTAACTTTGATCGTAAAATTACTTTAGTACCATCATTAATAGAGTCTTCTAAAAACTTTGAAGCTAATTTTCCTCTAGCTTTTTCATCTTTATTTCTGGTTCTTGATTCAGGCGTATCAATTCCATAAAGGCGTACACGACACTTGTGAAGAATAGAAAAACCAAGATCAAGAATGACATCAATAGTATCGCCATCAACAACCCTAGTAACTGTACAACTATATTCATACATTATCTTTTACCTTTATGTAAACCATGTTTAGCATGTTGTTTGCCTTTTCTAGTAGCTTCTCTTTTCTTTTTATTAGCTGCTGCTAATTTACGCCTACCCTTTGCAGTAGATTTTAATTTTTGTATTTGAGCTTTTGGTGCATACACCTCTCCTGTTTCAGAAGATTTTTTTCCACTAGGAGTAGTCCATTTTTGTTTTGTCCATTTTTTTAGACTTTTTTGTGATTTTTTTAATGCCATTAGTCTTCATATAAATTATTAAATGTTATGTCAGGGTCCATGTAACTTTCATGTTCTTCTGCTGAATGTAAATATTGTGAAGGTTTAAAGTCTGGTGGTCCCTCTCCTGTAACCCATAAAGCAGGGTTTGTAACTCTTACTCTATTATTTGGTAACGCTATAACATTACCTTTCCATTTACAATCTTCAGTTATGTACATTACATGAGATTGTTTATGTTGTGCTGGACAATCTGCTATTGGGTGATCTGTATAATCTACTGTAAATAAATATTTAGATTTATAAAACTCACCATCTATTTTTGCTATCCAAGGACTAGAGCTAGTCCTATCTAATATCATAGTTGCATGATGTCTTGATTCACAATCCCAAGGTTGAGCTAAATGATTTTCCATAGGCTCAGGAAATTGATTCATGCTTATATCTGCTACAAGTGCTTGTATTGGCATCCTTGCCCACATAGCACCACCATGAATATTAGATATTTCTTCTTCGTATAAGTCTGCTTCACAACCTGTAAATACAACTTGAAAAGATAATGATCTATCAGGAATAGTATTAACTGCTATTGCAATAGCATGTAAAAATTCACCATGATATTGTTCGTGATTATGAGTAAATTCTTTTCTTACCCAACACTTGAAGTGAGGTATATTGTCTATAAGATAAGACACTATTTATATCCGCCACCTTTTGCTTTGTATTGTTTAGCTAACATTTGAGCTTTACGAGCACTCCACTGACCGGGTTTGCCTCCTTTACCACCTGCTTTAATTTTATTAAATAATCTTTTACGCATTGATGGTTTGGTGTAATTACCTGCTTGATTAACTTTGCTTTTAGTTTTTCCACCTTTTTTTAATTTAATAGACTCTAAAGTTTTAGCTTGACCAGCATGAGCTTGACTTGCTTTTTTAAGTTTATCTGCAACTCTATTAATTGTTTTTTGTGCTCTACTCATAATGTTTGACTTATGATTCCTATCATTGAACTTATTAATAAAACATAAAGACCCCAAATCATATTTTCTAATCTAGCAAATCTTGCTTGACCTTGATCTAGTCTTTTCTCTATGTTTTCATAACGAATAGCACACTCTTTTTCATGGGCTGCTACTCTTTCAATAGCAGATGTCATTTCTTTTTCTTTTTAACTCTTACTGTTTTGTAAGCCTCATTAACATCTGGTGTTGATTTATCATCTGCTACATATTTGCCTTTATTGTTTCTAGCACGAACTTGTTTTCTTTCAGTGCCTGTAACTGTATCGACAAGTTTTTTCCACCAACTCATTTGTCTTTTGCTTTCCAAATGTTTAATGCACACCAATCAATAGCTTTATAAATATGTCTAAACCAATGATCATCTTTAGGTGTTGGTGTGATAGCTGCAATACCAGATGCTATTGCTACAATTACACATATCCACATTAATAGTTCTATCATAAATTACTCCTATAAAGGGTGATTATTATCACCTGTTAAAATAACAGCAAAACTTGCTACTGCAAATATTGCTAAGATATACCATAAAAAGTCTATCACGAACTAGGAGGAGTTGGAAACTCTCCTAATGGTCGAACTGGTGGTGTAGCATCGTTATAAACATATAGTGCTGCTAAAGCATCTACAGTTGATACTGCGTTGATTTTTGTTTTCATATCATTAGCTGCTGTTCTAACTGCTGCTCTATAAGTAGTCCAATTACTTGCAACTGAACCACTTGTTTCAGTAGCCTTTACTACCATCCAATCATTAGGTTGTAGTAAGCCGTAGGCTTGTTGGTCTACAATAGTTAATTTAGGTGGTCTAACTCCAGGTTGTTTTACATCACCCTCTGTACCTAAACCATCTGTTTGGTCTTGTGCTGTAAAGAGTACATTATCTAATGGTTTTGCTGTAGCTGTACCATAGGTTGCTGTAACTTTACCACTCCCAAATGCAAAAGACTGATTTGTATTAATATAATACTCAGGGTCTTTATAATTGGTGTTATCTATTATAACTGAATAAATGCCTATGGCTTCTAGCTCAGAGCTAGTCCAAAGCATAAAGATGTTGCTAGGATATTGAATATCTCCTACTGTTATTTGTTTTGGTCGTGGATAGACTTTGCTAACACTTCCTGATTCTACTAATGCCCACATAATTTTATATTACCTCAAATTAATTGTTTTACCTAGCTGTTGTTGGAATACCAGTCGAAGTCACAAATGGATTTTCTGCCCATGCCATATAGATGTATGTATGACTGCTTTGGTTTACCCAGCCAAAACTTGAACGCAGTTTAAAGCCATTGCTTAATATGTCTATATTTGCATTTGCATTATCATATTCTGCTGCGTCTGAATTTGGTCTTAATGCTCTATCAACCACATTACCATTACTATCACTTCTTTTGTCATCGTACACCATCCAGTTATCGCCACTATCACTTGATTTTTTAAATAATATGTAGGCAGGTTTGAAACCTGTATAGATGAACGGACCATCTGCATTTCCATTGCCGACATACTTGCCGAACTTACTGTAGCCTGCAATTGGACTCCATGCATAACATATATAAGTACCTGTATCGGCATTTGTGTTTGGATTATTAGAATCTCCTACTCTTATATTTGTAGCATCAGGTAGTGTACTGTTCATAAAAGAACCATCGGCATCTTTACCGTCTGTGCTATTAAGCACAATTTTATAATCATCCCCTAAAGCAACATGCCAACACGCCCAAACATTTGTTGTTCCTCTGTTTTTAAATATAATCCATTCGGGAGCAGAAGGTAAACCATGAGCTATATTTCCCGGTCCACCTGTTCCTGTGTAACTAATAATACTAAACCCTGCTGTTGAGTTTGTTTGTATAGTTCCACCGGGATTGTTACCACTTTCAGTAAAAGAACTAGTAGTACCACCATTGGCTTTCCATTGCCATGCAACTTTATTTGTTGTACCAGCATTTGTAGAATTTGAAGCACTAGGTGCGCCTACTTTAAAACCATCAGTATCAAATGAAACAATATCATTACCAGCAGCAGCAGTAGTTACTTCTGCACTAACACTATCAGAATACAAATATTTACTTCTACCTCTACTGGAGTCGCAAAGATAATACCCATAAGTTGTATCTCTGTCCTTACCCCAAATTAAATCAGGTTGTAGATCACTATTGCCATCATTAGTGTGAGTTACTGGTATGCTTAAACCAGCAGTTCCAACATATAGTTTAGTCTGAAAATGTGCTGAAGGGTCGTCTATTGTTGTATAAGCCATAATTAATTATCCAAATTCTGCTAAATTTTTTGAACACAAAGCGTAGTAGCCCGATGGGGGTGCATAAACAAACGAACCATATCCGTTTGCGTCTGTATTTGTATGAGTGTTACTCATAGTTGTATAACCACCAAAGTTAGTTTGATATGTATGAGTTCCAAAAGAATACACATAAGGTATAAAAAGTTCTGAAGAAATATCAGTTTGACTTGCTAATAAATTACCCTGAGAAGAATTGTTTACATAGGCAGTAAGTGTCCAGTTGTCCGCATCATAAGCAAAACCTATAATATCATTGGTTGACCAAGCCGCTCCATAACTTGATACACCTGCTCCATTTACATACCTATCACCATCATAGTGATAAACAAAATTACCTGTTGTATCATAAAAAAAAAGTGTAGTTTGATTTGACGCTATTCCCGCCCCTGATACAAGCGTATTACCATTTACAGTAGGTTTTATTTCCCAATACCATTTACCTTTAGCAACACCCATAGTAGCTGGTGAATATCTATAAGCACTAACATTATTACCTATTTCTGTAGCACCTTGTGACATTAAAGGCATTCTATCAGTACCCCAAATAACATTCTGTGTTGCAAAATTATTAGTCGGAGAATCAGTCGCTTGGTCGGCTGCTGCTATGTTTACTTCTGTAAAATCATTACCATTACCACTTTCATCATCACCTAAGTCTGAAGCATCTGCAAAGTCTAAATAAAAACCAGTATCTCCATAAGTACCTGTATATTCTTTTGGCTTCCAAATACCACTATTACTATCGTATTCACCAAAGTCTGTAGGGCTTAATTGTGAATTATTTACATAATGAAACTCTGCAAAATATCCGTTTGGATGGTTTGATGTGTTAGTTGCTTGACAAAATAATTTGTTTGTTTGTGAACCACCACCTGTGTTTGTAAAAAATTGAACTTCAGCATTTTGAGAAGGGTAAGTTGCTTCATGCAAATCAGTAACCTGTTCTCCATTTATATAAATTTTTGTTCTATTAGAGTCTGTACCTTGAGAAGTATCCCAAGTTGCCATTAAATGATACCAAGCTGAAGTATCTCTCATTAAAGCATTGGCTCTTAAAGAGTGCCTTCCATTACCGCCAAAGTCAAAACACAATCTATGCCCATCTATAAAAATTCCTGAAGAATTATTTGAAGAACCATCGTAACAATCTACAGGTCTTTTTACTCCTGATTGTATTTCAGTTCTTTTATGCCAAAAACTTATAGTTCCTTTAGTTTTAACACCTGCTTCACTATAAGTTCTTGTCATATGTTCAGTATTATCATCTTCAATCTTCAAAGAGTAATCAATCTCATACCCACCAGTAGATATGCTTCCTCTATTTGCTGTACGCTGTAGAGTTTCCATATTAGGTTTGAGCCATATTTTGACTTCTGCCAATTTCTTGCCAGACAGAGCCATTGTATCTAAATGCGAATATATCTGTTTTAGAAGCTGTTGCTGTAACAGTAGGGGCTGTTGAGGCTGCGAATTCAAATACTGTATTCCATGCGATAGTTCTTGCAGTTCCCCCTTGTGCTATTTCGACAGAAATGATCGCACCTTCTACAGCATTACTTGGTGCTGAGAAAGTCGTGTTCTCTGTGGTTACATGATAAGCATTAGCTGCTGCTGCTGCATCCCAAGCAACTGCATTAGAGCTTGAGGTTATTGCAACCTGTGTAATATTAGCTGAAGTAGATGCTGTAACTGCTTTTGGAAAAGTAGCTTTTTGATTTTCATCAATAGAAACTGCTGGTGTTGTACCAACTGTTGATCCTAAACCAATAACTAAATCATCTGCTGAGTCATCTAAACCTACATAGTAATCTTGAGCATTACCATCAAACACTAACTTAGTATCAACTGCTGCACCATCACCAATAGTTACAGAATCATCATCTATTGTAAGTATGCTATTTGTACCTACAGTAGAGCCTTCTCCAATAACTAATTTATCAGCAGAATCATCTAGTGCAACATAAAAGTCTTTAGCATTACCATCATAAATTAATGCTGTATCTACTGCTGCTCCATCACCTAAAGTAACTGTATCATCAGTAATTGTAAGAATACTATTTGTTCCTACTGTTGAACCTTCACCGATTAATAACTTATCAGCACTATCATCTAAACCTACATAAAAGTCTTTAGCGTTGCCATCAAATACAATCTTAGTATCTTCTGCTCCTGCATCTCCTATTGTTAAAGTAGGAGTTGTTCCTTTTAATGCCATAGTTTGAGCAACAATATCTCCAGTAGTTGAAGATGCTGCTTGTCCCACACCTATAGATTGAGCAAACTTAACATCTTGATTTTCATCAATTTCAATAGCAGGTGTTGTACCTACGGCTGAACCAAGACCTATAACTAAATCATCGGCACTATCATCTAGTCCTATATAATAATCTTGTGCATTTCCGTCAAACACTAGCTTAGTATCTTCAGCAGTAGCATCACCTATGGTTAAAGTTGTACCATTAATAGATAAAGTATCTGTTACTTGTAAATCAGTAAATACATCTAATACTGCTGCACCTGAACCTGCTCCATCTAACTGAACTACCGCTACTTTTCCATTGGCAACAGTTACATTAGAGCCTGAGCCTTGAGATATAATAATATTATAAGGTCCACTACTACCTGAATCAGTAGTAGCATTTTCAATAATCTGTACTCTTTTCATGGTATTTGGACCAATCGTTATAGTACAGTCAGAATCTAAAGCACCTGTATATTTAAGATACATTGCTCTACCTGCATCAGAACTTCCATCTGCTACAGTTGTAGTATGTGTATCAGCATTAGTAGTAATAGCTTCTGTGCCTATACCTAAAGCCTCACCAATAAGTTCTAAATTGGTATTTGTGGATGTACCCCAAGTACCTGATTCATCACCAGTTGCTATTTCTTTTAATCTTAAATTATTTACATAAGTTGCCATATTATGCTACTTCCTTCCAATTTGGATTTTGTGTTGTGTTGATTGTAGAGTAATAAGGATTTTGAGAATCGTCAATTAAACTCCAAACATTTACTCCTGTTAAACCTGTTGTTCCTTGATTTCCAGTTACATCTACATCTGCATTTGCTTGTGTTGTAATTGAATTTAATGCTGATGTACCTGCTAAACCTGTAACGCTAAGATTGTTGTTAGTGATTAAAGTTTCATCACCTAAGTTTAAAGTTGATGCTACCGCAGATACGCCTGTTACTGCTGCTGCATTTACAGATACACTTCCTGTTGCACTTGTTCCAGCTTGACCTGTAACTGATAAATTATTGTTTGTTACTAAAGATTCTGTACCTAATGCACTTGTTCCAGCTACACCAGTAACTCCTACTTCACCACCAGCACTTACTGCAACTGATGTAATAGCAGTTGTGCCTACAACTCCAGTAACTTCTACAGGTACAGACTCTCCCCATGCACCACTTCCCCATGTGGATCGACCCCAACCTGTAACTGTTGCCATATTAAGCTATTCTTATAATTGCGTTAGATGCGTCTGCTGTTGGGAACTGAATTGTAAAATCACCTGCGGTTGATGTTTTATCTCCACCAAAAGCTAATATACATACTGCTGGATCGCCTGAAGCTGAATCATTAAATATCATACAACCATTTGCAGTTACTGTTGCATTAGAAAATGTTAAATCTGCAAAATCAGTAAATGCAGTTGTGCCTGATGTTGTAGGATCAACTCTAGTTAATGATGCACCTTTAGCAGTATAGTTAGTACCTGATGCTTCATTTGAAGTTGTGTATGCAGTTGTAGATGCACCTAAAGAAGCACTACTAGTATAAAGTGCTAAGTTAAATGTATTACCGCCTGAGTTTTTAAAATTATGTACGCCCTCTAAAAGTTCTTTTTTAAATGATGTACACATAGCTTGTGAAATTGCCATTACAGTCTCCTAATAATATCAGCCATATCTTTATGACCTTGTTTGTCTAATAAACCTGCTACAGTAGCTCTATCACTTGCTATAGCT